CATGATAATCGTCCTCTTCATTCGTCAGGGAGCGGCAACGGGCGCGGTGATCGCTCACCGGCCCGATGTCGAAATGGTGGAGGGGAAGGGGTTTAGGCGCCGGCGTTCTTGTAGACGCCGCGATGCTCGATCGCGCCGGCACCGAAGACGAGCCGCGCCTTGATCTCCAGGCCGTCGACCTCGAAGCCACGGCGCTCCTCGATCATCACCCCTTCCTCACCCGCCAGATAGGCGTACTCGACCGTGTCGACCGCGCTGGCCGAGGGATCGACCAGCAAATACCACTGGTTGCCGGTGATGCGCGGGTCGACCACGACCTTCAGGTTGCGGTTGAACTCGGGATTGATCGTTCCGTTGGACACAGGGACATAGTTGGCGGAGGTGTACTGGTACGCCTCCAGTTCCTTGTCCGGTCCCACCAACAGGATCCCCGGCGTGACGTCCATCGCGTTGCCCTGCGGCGACGTCTGCTTGCGCATCGCCGCGCGTGCGGCCGACAGCGTGGCAATGCTGATCGCACCGCCCGATCCGGCAAGATTGCCATGATCGCTGCTGAACAGCGCATAGCCGTCCGACATGTTGCCGTTGTCGAGCAACAGGTCATAGACGATGTCGCTTTCCTTCTGCGCGGCCGACTGACCGAACGCGGCGGGAATGCGGCTGAGCGCGTCGAGATCGTCGTTGACGATGGTTTCCCAGGTCACGGCGATGATACGGCCGTACTTGGCCACCCGGAACGTCTCGGCGCTCTCGCCCAGCGTGCCATAGGTGTACTCGCCATGCTCCTCGACCTTCTTGAGCTCGGGCGCATCCGACAGCGCGACACGCTTGATCTCGCGGAAGTCAGGCGCGGTAACGCGGCGCGACCATGCCTGATAGGTCCGGGGCGCCAGCGCATAGGCGTCACGCAGCGTGCGGCGGACGACGCTGCCAAGGATGTGCGGGAAATCGCTGGTCGTGTGCATGCCGGCGGAGCGCTGGAACACCCCCTGCGCCACCTCGATGTCGCTCATGCCGCGCGTGTTCACGCCCATCGCCTCGAGATGGCCGCGCGCCAGCGTCCGCAGGCTCTGGCCACGGAAGGACCGGGAATTGTCGTCGATCGCGTATCGCGACGGATTGACCATGTTGAGGATCGCATTCGTCGTCGCCGCGGCACGCGCCTGCAGCTGATCCGACCCATTCTGGTCACGCGGTGCACCAGGCACGACGCCGATGGTGCGTGCGCGCTGTGCATCGCCGCAAGCGGCCATGAACTGCGACCGCACCTGTTCCGGGCTGATCTCGTCATTTTCGTTCTGCTCGATCAGCTGGCGGAGACGCGTCTGCGTCGCCTCGCCGTAATCGCGCGCGAGATCGGTCAGCAGCGCGCCCGCCGATGCGGTCAGCACAGCGTGACTGCGCTGTGCCGGGGCAGGCTGCTGGACAGGGGCCGGGGGCGCAGACGGTTCGCTGCGCGTTTCGGTCGCAGCAGGGGCCGGTGCCGGAGTGGCAGCAGCAGGGGTGGCAGGCGCAGCCGCGCCGCCGGGCAGATTACGCCGCATATCATCGTCCTCTTCGTTGGAGCCGGGAATGGAGCCAGGTGCAGAGCGGACCCCGGCGGCCGCATCTGCAGGAACAGAAACGAGGCTGACCTCGAGCAATTCCCAGCCGGTTGCCCGCCAGGTCTCGTGATCATCCTCGACCGAAGTGATTTCCCACTTGGTCACGCGATAGCCGATCGACACGCCGCGCAGTTCCCCGCGCGATACCCGCGCTTCGGCCTCGCGGCCGCGATCGGTGTCGGCGAAATGCAGCAGGCCGATCAACTGGCCGCTTTCGATCCGCACCGACGATACCGTGCCCAGCACCGCGTCGATCTCGTACTGGTTGTGCGTGTCGAGCAGGCTGACCAGGCCGTTGGTGACGCGCGTCAGATCGACGGCGCCATCATCGATCGCCAGCTCTTCCGTGAAGCACCACCGGCGAACCGGCGCGCCCGACGACAGCACCGCCTCGACCGTCCGCGCTTCGGCGCTGTAGCTATCGGGCGTGAAGCCGGCGAAGCGCGTGGCGCGGTCGCCGACCATCGGCAATCGGCGTTCGGCCTCATCCGGCCCGGGCGGTGTCGGCGTGTTGCGGACGAGCGCCGTGGTCGCCAGCAGCCCTAGGGCTGCGGCGGTGACCATCTTCGTCATGTCAGTCTCCTAGTTCTGCGCCTGATCGCCCTTGGGCGCGATGTATCCGGCGGCGGCCTGCAGCACGCCGCTGTCGGTCAGCCGGCGCGGGTCGCTGTCCAGCGCCAGCCCGAGCGTGTCGATCAACGTGTTCATCTCGGCGATTTGCCGCATGTGATCCTCGGCATTGATGCCGCGTTCGGCCAGCCCCTTGCTGATCAGCTTCAGGCCCGCGCGAATTTCCATGATCTCGCCCATCAGATCCTTGATCGGATCGACGAGCCGCCGCACGGGCAGCGCGAAACTCGCCCGCACGTCCAGATACCGACGGTCGCCCGTCTCGAACGCAAGCCGGCGCATGCGCCGCGTTACCATCGGGCGGCACAGCAGCGGAATGACGTCGTTCTGCTGCCAGTCGTCGACCAGCGCATAGCTGCCATTCATCGCCGCGCGCAGGCCCGAATAATTGGCCTGACTGACATCACCCGTCATCAGGTGATACGGCACCATGTTCGCCGACACCGCCGCGATCTGCTGGCGGATGAACTCGACGTTGGTCGCCGACGGCGTCGGGTTGATCACCGTGGCGCTCTCACCGTTCTGCAGACGCACGATCGAGCCGGCGGCGACGACGATTGCCCTTCACCGGGGCTCACCACGAGCGCCAGGCACGCCTGCACCTTGGCCTGCAAGCGCATCGCGTCCTCGATATCGCCGATATCGCGCAGCGTCATCGCCACCGCGCCCAGCCACGACACGCCCCGCGCCTGTCCGAACCGCAGCCGCTCGAACACATGATCGACGTCCTCGATCGACCGAAACTTTGATGCGCCGGCGACCGTGAACGTCATGTCGTGCGGGTGTTCGTCGAACAGCCAGTAACCGGTGCGCTCATTGTCACGGTCGAACTGTACGCCCTGCACGACTCTCGCCCCGTCATTGAGCGCCGAGGTGCGGGACATGTCGAGCTGCGCGCCCTCGATCCCGCTGATCCGGCCATCGGGGCCGCCCGCGTCGGGTCGCCACAGCGTCAGCGATTCCCCGCCGACGATCATCTCGCGCACCGCGATCTTGCCGTGCCCGTACCAGTCGCCGAACCCGTCGACCTTGCTTTCCGCCCAGCGGTCGATCTCATCCTGCGCGCGCTGCTGGATGCGCTTCACAGGATGCGTCACCTGCGCTGAGATCCCGTCGCCCCAGATCGTCGCCGTCAGCTGGCGCACCGCCGAACCGGCGTATTTGTTGTTCCGCGCCAGATCGTGTCCAGCACCCGCCAGCATCGTCCGCGCGCGGTCGTTTTCGGCATTCGCAGAGCTGCTGTCGCGCCGCCAGCCCTTGGTACGCCGGCCGCGACCCGCCGCGTCATAGGCGCGCACCTGCTCGCCTGCGATCCGGTTCGCCGCGAATTCGACGCGCGCCGCGGCACGGTTCCGCGCCCAGCCAGGGGCGAACGGCGCGATGGCGCCGTCGATCATTTCGCCGATGCCCATGCGATCAGTCCGGGCAATACACGGCGACGGTGGTCGCGGTGCGCTGTCCGCTCGCCGGCGCGGCCTCGGCCGCCAGCTGGCGCTTGAAATAGTCGATCGCGCCGATCAGTTCGTCGCGGCTGCGATAGGTCATCCGCTCGCCGTCAGACTCCACGGTCAGCAGGCCAGAGCCGAGCGCATCCTCGAGCTTGGCGATCCGTTGCGCCGTGGTCATCGTCATGACAGGTAATCGTCCTCTACGTCGATGAAGCCGCCGCGCGGCCGTTCTGTCTGCCCCGTCGCCGGCGCAGTCCCCGACGCAGCCAGCAACGGCCCCGCCAGCAAATCCCCTTGCCGCTCGTCCTTCGGCGCATACCGCTCCGCCATCAGCCGCGCCCAGTCGGTCTCGCTTAGCGTATCGAGCATCAGCTTGTGCGCCGCCGCCATGTTGTACACTCGGCAATCGAGATAGTGGTTCTGGCGTCCCGGCATCGGTTGCCAGCGGCGGTCGGGGAAATTTCCGACCATCTTGATCACGATCGTCTCGGCGGTCGCCTGCTCGTACCAATCCTCGGGCACGTCGCGGCCGAGATGCACGAAGCCGACCGGCTTCACGATATCGCCGCCCTGCTCGACCGCGGCATTCACCGCCGCTAGCGAGGCGCGCAGGAAGCCGTACCACGCCAGCTTCGCGTTGTTGACGCCCACGATGTGCGCCTTGTCCTCGCCGCGCTTTGACGCCGCGCCCGCGCGCTTGCCCTGCGCCTCGTACCGGATCGGCGCGCCGCGCCCCAGGATCGGCAATCCCCATCCGGCGCGGCCATAGGTCGCGATCCGGTTCGGCCGCCGCGCGCAATAGGCCTGCGCCGCGTCGGTGTTGTATCCGGCGTCGACGCATTCCTGATCGATTGGGAACGTCCTGCCCCCGGGGAACGTCACACCCCGCTTCGAATAATCGTCCAGGTC